AGCGTCAAGACCATGAATTGCTTTTAAGTCTTGTGCTAATTCTAGAGAGTATTCAGCTTTAAGAGCACGTGATTGAGCAGTTACAGTAACTTTCTCAATTGAGAATGCCATTTGTTGGAATGCAGCATTGTTATCAGCACCTAATAATTCAGCTTGCGCTGTTGGGATACCAATACCAGATGTTGTAGCACCTGATGTTACGTTTTGGAAAGTATTTGCAATATCAGTTGCTAATGTACCTTGGAAACCGTAAGGGTTAGCAGCAGATGTGTTACCTGAAAATACTGTATTAGCCTCATTGTAGAATGCTTCTGCATTTGTATTTGCTTGACCAGTATAACGAGCTCTCATTGCGAAGATTAAGCCTGTTGGGCCAGTCATTGGTTGAACACCAGCAACATCGTAAGCAATAAGGTTAGGTAAAGAACGGCGAACCAAGCTGATTAAGATTGGGTCAAAGTTTTGAACACCACCAGCAACGTTGGTTGGACCAGAGTCAGCTAATTCGTTCAATTGCATTGCGTCTTGACGCATTGCTTGTTGTTGATTTTCCAATACAAGAGCAGTAACTGCTTTCTTGTATGGGTCTTTAATGGCTTCTAGTTCTGGATGTTCTAGAACTGGCTCCCATTTTTTTTGTAATTCTTCTGTTAAATACATTTTGTTTTCCCTTCGTTAGTATTGGTATTATTTTACCAATGTTTGTGAAATTGTTTTTGCATATTGTTCAATTGAAGGATCATAAGATGCCGTTTTAGCTGGCTTCTTTTCTTCTTCAATAATTACTTCTTCGTCTAAAGCAGAGTTATCTGCAACTTTAATATCAGACTTGAAATATGATTCTTTCAATGTGTCTAATTTAGATGCAAAATCTTCTTCAGTAGTAAATTCCACACCTTCTGCAAGTGATTTTAATTTTTCTACTTGAGTCTGCGTTAAGCCTTCACACGCTGTGTAGATAGCTTCAACCTTTTTTTGTTCATTTAATTCTTTTGTTAATTCGACACCACGTTTGATTTCTTCATTGAGAGCGTCTTCTGCTTCTTCTAACTTAGCAGCTAACTCTTCAACCACATCAACCTTGTCTGTAGGAATGTCAATATAGTGTTTAACAAAAACATCTCTTAATTCTGTAATAAAATCTTCAACGATTTCAGCACGTAAGCCTTTTTCAATTGCGATTTCATTCTCTTTGATCCATTCTTCTACCATATAGTTGAGGTAATCATCAACTTTTTGTGCCAAATCTTCTTTAATTTCTTCAACAGCAACTTCAAATTGTTCTGTTAAATTAGCTTCAACTTCAGCAGCAACTGCTTCTACACGAGAAAGAACTGCAGCTTCAAAAATTGTTGTTGCTTTTTCTTTAAATTCTTCTGAAAGATTTTCACCTTGCATTAATGCTTCGATATCTTCATTGTAACCATATGATTGTGTACCAGCAGTGTGTGTACCATCATAATGTTGGAATGTAGCGCTGTGGTTAGCACCAAAAGTATTTGATGGTAATTTAGCAGCAATACGGTCACGAATGTTTTCGTATGATGTAGCATCAAATTTTGTAGGTTCAGCAACATCAGAACGACCCATTGAATCTTGTGGACCTGTTGCTTTAGTAATACCTACGCCATCTTTTTCTGAACCAACAGGTGGTGTTGCGCCTGGTGGAGTTGCTGTTGGTGTACCTTTTGTGTAATTAGGTAAAGCATCTGTTAATGCTCTTTCTGGTGATTGGCCAATTTCGCCAGCATCGTTAGTACCATATGCTGTTTTTGAATCTACACGGTCTGAACCAACTTCACCGTCTGGGTGTTTATCTGAACCACGTTGTGCCATTTTAGATTTAACGATAGAATCTAATGTTTCTTTAGATCCTTCATTAACTAAAATTTGCTTAGCGGCGTCTGATAGATTGTATTTTGCCATTTTAAAAATCTCCTTGATTTATATATTGGTATTTATAATTAAAGTTTTTTCATGAAGTTTTCAAATATGCGTAGACTTACTGCCTCGATATCCTGTCTTGAAGCTTGTTTTATTTCTTTGATTGCTTCTTGATGGTCGAATTCTGTCCATACGCCATTGACTAACATCCATTCTTTGCCTTCCATAATACCTTGAACAAAAGCTCCAGGTGCGGAAGGGTCTGCTACAATATCTGCCGCTGTGGCTAGATAAAAATCGGGTTGAACGACATTTACGCCATTCACATTTTTCAATGAACCCATGCCTCGTGAAGATACTCCTAACTGTGCACCACCTTCAATAAGAGAGCGAGCAATATTACCCATAGGTGTATCTAAAATTTTTGCTTTACCAATCCATTGAGTACCATCTTCTCTCAAACCCACAATCATATGAGATACTCGGTCTAAATTAATTGTCGGTGTATCAGGATGACCTAATTCACCAAAAGCACGATGTTTATTAATATATTCTTCTGTATAACGATGAACTTCTTTTTTCATCGTGTTGAATTCATATAAACGGCCATTACGGTTCTTTTTCTCGGACACCAAGAAAGGACCTTCGATAAACAATTCTTTTTTGCCGTTTTTGTCTTCAGTAAGATAACTTACCGTTTCTGTAATTTCTTTAATCAGTTTCACCTGATTTCTCCTTTATAGACCTAATGAACGTCTTTTTCGTAAAGACATTCTTCTTTTTCTTAACGTCTGTGACAATTTAGCACGACGTTTATACTTAGCACGTCTAGCCGCCATTTTACGATGGCGTCTTTCCATAGCAGACATTCTTACTAATCTGCCGCCACGAATAGTATAACCTTTAACTGCCGATAATTTCTTACGGCGTTGTATCTTACCTTTACGGACACGAACTCTAACTATTTTTGTTCGACCTTGTTTGGTAACATTTCTTATTGCTTCATCTAATTCTTCATCAGCAAAATCTACCTCTAAATCTACTTCTTCATACATCTCAGCAGTAAGACGAAGTTTAATCTGGTCAATTTTTTCTTTGACCAGATTTTTAATCGTTTCGTCTAATATCTTTCTTGCCTCTAAGGCATTATTAGATATTGCCTTATTAATAAACTCCTTCATTATGGGTTAGGAGTGAGATTATAAGGAGTAAAGTTAAATGCAGCAGGATCATTAAATTGACCTCTTTGATACATAGCATTATTTTTGCGTAAAGAAAGAATCAATGTGTAAGCAGAGTTAGCTGCAACACCTTGTGTAGCAATACCAATATCACCAAGTGCTGTATTAGCAGCTGTGATAGATACGTTATTTAGCAAGTTTGGTGCATTATTAGGAATAGCAGGTAATTGTGAACCAGCTATGTTACCATAATCACCTTGTTGGTTAAGATGGAAAATAGTTGATGAATTTGCATATGCAGCAGCTACCGTAGCACCGTAACCAGACCAAAATATTTCTACTGCACCAGAACCTTGTGTCATGTTTACGAAGTAACTAACACCAGTTAATTGTAAATCGTAATATGGTTTTGCAGTATTACTTGAACTTAAAGATGTTCTTAAAGGAACATTATTTGCATCTAAAGCACCGTAAAGTGAATTAGCAGAAATACGAGAAACATTTAATTCGTTAGATGTACCGTCAAATGTACCTGTAATCTTGATGATAGCATCTGATGTAGAATCTCGTAAGGTTTGAATTGTATACTTATTTGCCATTTTTTATCCCTATTTTAAATGTTTCCAGGCAAAGTCTACGACCTTACCAAAGTGTTGTTTACTTTTACGTGCCATATCTGATACTTTTTTCTTGTTTTCATCATTTAAAGCGCCATGAACTTTCAATACAGCATTAGCTGTTTGAGCGTCAATTTTCATTGTTTTACCATCGGCAAATTTATATGATTTTGCAGTATGGCCATCAACAATACCTTTTAAATGATGAATAATATCTTCTTCGATATATTCACCAGAATACTCTGCCTCTTCATTTGCACCTGCATTTGTCCATTGCATAGCAGTATAAGGCACGGTTACATATTTATTAATCTTATCAACGTAATACATCGCTACTCGTTGATTATTAGGAAACTGTCTAATCCACTTTCTACGCATTACTAGAACGGCAGGAGGATCCATTGGATGATGAGAATTTTGTTTGCCATCATCTTCATATAATGGTTCGTCAGTTGCCTCTAATTCTTCAGGCAATACAACATCTTCAACCACTTCTGGTCGAGTTTGTTCTGCTAAGAATTCTTTAAGATTCTTCAACAGGAGTTTCCTCTTCTTGTTCTACGTCTTCAACATCTACATCATTTGATTGCGCAATTAAATTTTGAGCAATTTCTTGTTTTTTTGCTTCAATGTGTGCAGAAACTTTGTCGTGAATAGAAGCATATAATGCATTTCTAAACTCTACACCATTTTCGTCCATTGCGTAATCAATTATGTTTCTTGTATCGTCCATGTTATTGTCTCCAAAAAATTAAACCTTATTCTATTTATAAAATCTTTTTTAACTTGTGTATTGTAAGTTGTTCATTGGTTGAATCATCATCTGCTTCACCAGCATCTGGTAATTGATTCAACATTGATTGTTGTGCTACCTGACTTGTAACACCAACAGGCAATCCAAGACCCAACTCTTTTTCTTCATCCATTTCTTTTGTCATCTCTTTAATCTCATCATCAGTCATGCGTAATACATTTCTTTGAATCCACGCTTGTGAGAAATAACGACCTGTATATGGATCAACATTAGAAAGTAATGATAATCTTTCTCTTACCAATTCAGCATCTTTTAATTCAGAGAAGTTGTTGTCTTTAATGAAGTCATAAAAGATATGTTCTTTAAATTCTGTCCATTCATCATTGGTACAAATACCTTTAAGAACACATTGAACTCTTAATGCTTGGTCGAATAAGTCAGCAAACTTATTTCTTAATCTATCAACAAATTTAGCAAACTTCAATTCGTCACGAGTAACTTCTGATGTTCTACCTAAAGAGAAACCAGATTGATTTGGGTCTAATCGTGAGATAGGAACATTAAGTGCTTTGTATAATTTCTTTTCAAAGTATTT